TCGCGCCGACACCCGACGTAGATTACCCAATCGAGATCCTGTACTACCAACTGCCGCCGCTCCTCGACGAGGAGGCGCAGACAAACTGGCTCACCGAAAACGCACCCGAAATCCTTCTGTATGCCACCCTCCTAGAGGCGACGCCATTCCTGAAGAACGACGAGCGCATCCCTGTATGGCAAAATATGTACGACCGTGCGGCTGGCATGTTGAATGGCGAAGACCTCGCCAAGATACTCGACCGCAGCGCCACTCGTAAGGAGGCTTAAAGATGTCTGGCAGTTTCACTCAAGTCTTCGGCGGCACGACGATATACCCCGCAGACGTTTCCTACCTCTCGCTGGCGCTCACCGACGACATCGCGCTTAACTGGCCAGTTGGCGCAGGCGAGGGCGACAGCGTCGTCGCGCGCATCATCGACATCACACCGACAGGGCCGTTCACCGTCACGCTTCCTGACGCGACTGCCGTCAGCGTCGGCCAGACAATCCTGTTCAACAACCTCGGCCCCGATACCATCACCATCGACAACGCCGCAGGCAACGCAATTCTGAGCATTGGCGCAGGCGAGCAGTGGCAGGCGTACCTCATCAACAACACCACCGTCGGCGGTATTTGGCGCACATTCCGCTACGGCGCTGCCGTGGCGCAGGCACAAGCTGCGGCCCTCGCCGGTGCCGGTCTGATCGCAGACGGCTCGGAACTCGCACAGAATTACGAAGTCGTTGACTTCTCCATCACGCCCTACAGCCTCACGGCCCCTGACCGCGCTAAGGTCTTTGTCTGGAACGGCGGCCTCGGCACGTTGAACTTGCCTACGGCCGTCGGCGCTGGCGACGGCTGGTTCGTGCAGGTCCGCAACGGCGGCCAAGGCGACTTGACCATCGACCCGTCCGGCACGGAGCTTATCAACGCGTCGTCCACACTCCGCCTGCAGCCGGGCGACAGCGCCGTGGTCGTCAGCGACGGCGTCCAGTGGTACACCATCGGCCTCGGACAGCAGGCCGTCTTCGCCTTTGACTACACGACCATCGCCGTCACCGGCGGCACGTACACGCTCTCTGGATCTGAGCTGAACCGCATCGCGTACAAGTTCAACGGCACGCTGACGTCCAACGCCAACATCGTCGTGCCCGCAACGGTCCAACAGTATTGGGTAAACAACGCCACGACCGGCGCGTTCACGCTCGGCATCAAGACCGCCAGCGGCGCAGCCACACTGGTTACTCAGGGCGAGACCGCGATCCTGTACTGCGACGGTACGGACATCATCTCGGCAACTACATCCGCGCCCTTCGCGGGCATCTTACCTGTATTGCAGGGCGGCACCGGCGCAAACAACCCAACCTCGGCGCGCACCAACTTGGGCGCGACGGGCATCGGCGCTGCGCTCTTCACTGCGGCGACTGCCGCGAGTGCGCGCTCAACCATCTCGGCGGCAGCCGCAGGCGCGAACTCCGACATCACGTCAATCACGGGCCTCACGACGGCATTGACCGTCGCGCAGGGCGGCACCGGCTCCACGACCGCTGGCGGCGCACGCACGAACCTCGGCGCTGCGGCAAGCGGCTCGAACGCAGACATCACTGCGCTCACCAACGCGGCAGGCATCCAGATCGGCGCGCCTACGGCTGGCGCGCAGGGCGCGGGCACCATCAATGCCACGGGCCTCTTCATCAACGGCGTGGGCGTCGGCACGGGCTCAGGCTCGGTTACCAGCGTCGCGCTGACAGTACCGTCCTTCCTGTCCGTAACAGGCTCGCCGATCACGACGTCCGGCACGCTTGCCGTGTCGCTGTCGGGCACTGCTCTGCCTGTCGCCAACGGCGGAACGGGTCAAACTACATACACCGACGGGCAGTTGCTCATCGGTAACAGCACAGGCAACACGCTCACGAAGGCGACCCTGACGGCTGGCTCGGGCATCAGCATCACGAACAGCGCGGGCGGCATCACCATCACGTCCACCGCCGGTGCTGGTACTGTAACGTCGGTGGCCGCATCGGGCGGCACAACCGGCCTATCCTTCACCGGCTCGCCGGTCACAACCTCGGGCACGCTGACACTCGGCGGAACGCTCGCGATAGCGTCTGGGGGCACTGGCGCGACCAGTGCCTCCGGCGCACGCCTCACGCTCGGCGCGGCAGCCGCAGGTGCGAACTCCGACATCACCTCTCTCACGGGCTTGACCACCGCGCTCACTGTCGCACAGGGCGGCACCGGTGTTGCGACCACGCCCACAAACGGGCAGCTTCTGATCGGCAACGGCACAGGCTACAACCTCTCGACCCTCAGTGCCGGTTCCGGTATCGTTGTCACGAACAGCGCGGGCGGTATCACCATATCGTCCACAGCTGGCGGCGGCTCCGTAACGTCAGTAGACGTCAGCGGCGGTACGACAGGCCTGACCACTTCCGGCGGACCTGTCACCGGCGCGGGCACCATCACCCTCGCGGGCACACTCGCCATCGCCAACGGCGGTACAGGGTCCACTACTGCGTCTGGTGCACGCTCTGCACTCGACGTCCCCTCGAGCACTGGATCTGGCGCAAGTGGGACGTGGGGCATCAACGTCACAGGAAACGCGGGCACCGCCACGAATGGCGTCGTCACAACGGGCTCGTACGCAGATCCGGCTTGGATAACATCACTCGCGGGCTCAAAGATCACGGGTAACATAGGCGGCAGCGCCGCCAACGTCACCGGCACGGTCGCCATCGCCAACGGCGGTACTGGCGCGACTACGGCAGCCCTCGCACGCACCGCACTCGATGTGCCGACGCGCACCGGCGGCGACGCCAGCGGGACGTGGGCGATTAACGTCAGCGGTAACGCAGCGACGGCGACGAACGGCGTCGTGACGACTGGCTCCTACTCCAACCCGACGTGGATCACGGCACTCGCTGGCACGAAGATAACTGGCGACATTAGCGGCAATGCAGCCAACGTCACCGGCACTGTGGCCGTCACCAACGGCGGCACCGGCCAGACGACGTACACCAACGGGCAGCTGCTCATCGGGAACAGCACTGGCAATACACTCGCGAAGGCGACGCTTACCGCCGGTTCTGGCATCAGCATCTCCAACGGCGCTGGTTCGATCACTATCTCTGCCACAGGCAGCGCGGGTACTGTCACCAGTGTCAGCGGCTCCGGCGGCACGACTGGAATGACCCTGACCGGCGGTCCTATCACAACGTCCGGCACGCTTACTCTTGGCGGCACGCTTGCGATCGGCAACGGCGGCACCGGCGGAACCACACAAGCCACTGCGCAGTCTGCACTCGGTGTGCCATCCACAACAGGCTCGGGCGCAAGCGGCACGTGGGGCATTAGCATCAGCGGCACCGCCGCGAGCGTGCCCAACGGCGTCGTGACGACGGCCAGCTATTCTGATCCGTCTTTCATCGCGTCGCTGGCGGCCTCTAAGCTTACCGGCACCGTCGCCGTCGTCAACGGCGGCACAGGCTCCAGCACCGCAAGTGGTGCGCAAACCGCGCTCGACGTTCCTTCGCGTGCAGGTTCAGGTGCCAGCGGCACTTGGGGCATCAACATCACCGGCAACGCGGCGACGGCCACATCGGCGACCAGCGCAACGTCAGCTACAACGGCGACGTCAGCCACGACTGCCACAACGGCGACCACCGCAAACGCGCTCAACACAAGCAACAACTATCAGGTCAACAGCCTCGGCGTCGGCACGGCTGGTTCGGGCACTGCGGGCGAGATCCGTGCGACCAACAACGTCACGGCGTTCTACTCGTCCGATGCGCGCCTGAAAGAGAACGTGCGCCCGATCGAGAACGCCCTCGACATCGTGACTACTGTTGGCGGCAAGACGTTCGACTGGACCGACGCCTACCTCGCGGAGCACGGCGGCGAGGACGACTACTTCGTTCGCAAGAGCGACTTCGGCGTCATCGCGCAGGACGTGGAGGCAATGTTCCCGTTGGCAGTCCGCACCCGCGACGATGGCACACTGGCTGTTGATTACGAGAAACTGGTCGCCGTGGCGTTCGCGGCCATCAAAGAGTTAAAGGCGGAACTGGACGAGCTACGGGGAGCTAAATAATGACGCTCAACTCTTCAGGCCCAATCAGCTTGGGTGGCAGCACTGCGGGGCAGTCTATCAACCTCGAACTGGGTAAATCCGCTACCGCCACGGTTTCACTGAACGACACCGACGTCCGCACGCTGGCAGGTGTTGCGTCCGGCGCTATCATCGTGCCGACTAACTTCTACGGCAAGAGCAGCGTGGTTGTGGACTTTAACGACCATTCTGTATACGCCAGTGCTGGTGGTTATTCCGAGGCCGGATATGCTATTTTTGGTGCCGGTGCGGCCATTGGTAAGGTGTACGAAGAGTATAACGGAGGCGGGTATAGCACGCTTGTACAGCAATGGTGCACACCAACCAGCCAAGGTGGAAACTACGAAGTCTACGCGGGTGATACAAGCGGCGTCGTTGTTGGTACGGTTAACTCTTGGGTAGCGACATCTGGCAACCCTTATTGGTACGTAGACATCTCTGGGTCAGGAAACTCCGTGTATGCTCAACTGGCATTCCAAGTTCGCCGCACTGGCACCGGCACGGTGATTGATACGTGGACTGTAGACCTTAGCGCGGACGCTTTGTAATGGCCGAACAAATCGTACAGATACGCTCTGCCCCCGGCATCAAGCGGGACGGAACCAAGTTCGAGGGCGACCAGTACGTCGACGGCCAGTGGGTCCGTTTCCAGCGCGGGCTGCCGCGTAAGATCGGCGGCTACCGCTCGATCAACAAGTTCCTGCGCGGCCTGCCGCGCACGCTTGCTGAGTACACGCAGGACTTGCTGACGTACGTCCACGCAGGCTCGGCCAACCGCCTTGAGCGCTTCTTCATCGACGGCACGTACAACACCAGCGTCATTACCGACCGCACACCGTCGTCGGGCTTCACCCCAGACGCAGGGAACCTTTGGCAGTTCGCCACGGCGTACGACACGACGAATGGCAACCAGATCGTCGCACAAGTCGCGCCGAACCTCGGTTGCATCTGCAACAGTGACGGCGGCGCGCTCTTCGTCGGCGACCTTCTCGGCACGTCGGCGCTGACGCAAGTCACCACGGTTCCTGCAAACTTCAGCGTCACCGGCGGCGTCGTCACGCTACCACCCTACACGTTCGCTTTCGGCAACGACGGCTATGCGGCGTGGTCCGTGCCGAACAACCCCGCAGACTTCACCAGCTCCGGCGCGGGCAACGCGTACATCACCGGCCAGAAGGTCGTCAAAGGCATGCCACTGCGCGGCGGGCCGGGCAACAGCCCCTCTGGCCTGTTCTGGTCGGCGGACAGCCTCATTCGCGGCACATACGTTGGCGGCACTCCAGTGTTCCAGTTCGACACCATCAGTTCGCAGTCCTCGATCCTGTCGGCTGCTTCCGTCATCGAGTATGACGGCATCTTCTACTGGATCGGCACCGATCGCTTCCTGACGTTCAACGGCGTCGTTCGCGAAGTCGAGAACAACCTCAACATCAACTTCTTCTTCGATAACCTGAACTACGCGCAGCGCCAGAAGGTGTTTGCGTATAAGGTTCCGCGCTTCGGTGAGATATGGTGGTGCTTCCCATTCGGCGACAGCCTCGAGCCGAACCACGCCGTCATCTACAACGTCCGTGAAAACACATGGTACGACACCGCACTGCCGAATGGCGGACGCGGCGCGGGCCTCTTCCCTGCCGTGTTCAGCAAGCCGCTCCTGTCTGGCGTTGAGCCGCAGGAGGCTGCGGCCTTTGGGGCTGGAGTATTTGCGGGCGGCACAGGCTACACCGTGGGCGACACGCTCACCGTCGTTGGAGGCCTCGGCCAAATCGACACTGAGTTGACGGTCTCGACTGTCGGCGGCGGCGGGGCTATCACTGCCGTCACCATCACCAACGCGGGCCAGTACACCGAGATCCCTGTCAACCCTGTCAGCGTGACTGGCGGCTCTGGCAGCGCGGCCACGTTCGACCTGACGTTCGACAACCCTTACAAGTTCTGGGTTCACGAGGTCGGCACGGACGAGATCGACGGCCTGACGCTCAACCCGATACAGTCGTATTTCGAGACGGCTGACCTGTCCATGCCCGTTACGTCGGGCATCAACAAGTCCATGCAGGTCTTGATGCTCGAGCCAGACTTCGTGCAGAGCGGCGACATGACGGTTCAAGTCATGGGCCGCGCCAACGCGCGTGCGCCTGAAGTTAATGGCATCATCATGACGTTCGTCGAGAACCCAGAGACGCCGCAGGAGCAGGTAGTCTTCCTGAAGACACAGCGCCGCGAGCTGCGCTTCCGCTTCGAGAGCAACACCCTCGGCGGTAACTACCAGATGGGCCTTGTGCTTGCGCACGTCCAGCCGGGCGACGGGACGACATTGGGATGATCGACCCTCGCGGCATGACTTGGCAAGACTGGGCCTCCTCGGTCATATTGTCCGTCAACGACGCGTGGTCGTTCGGGTCACCGCCCGAAGAGGCCGCGTGGCAAGGCTGGGCTATAGGGCTGTTGCGTGCCTCGCCATTTACGCAGCAAATTATTCCCG